GTTAGAGGGTATCTTTACTATTACTGAGCGCAGGAGTGAAAACAAGCTGATTATAACAGCAGGCAACAAAACGAACTACTATTATCTGTTCGGCGGCAAAGACGAATCAAGCTACACACTTGTACAGGGTATCACCCTTGCAGGCGTTCTCTTTGATGAGGTTGCACTTATGCCTCGATCCTTTGTTGAACAGGCTATGGCCCGTTGTTCTGTGGACGGCTCTAAGTTTTGGTTTAACTGTAACCCTGAAAGCCCCGGACATTGGTTTTATGTGGAGTGGATTAAAAAAGCTAAGCAGCGCAATATCCTTTATCTGCATTTTACTATGAGTGATAATCTCAGCTTATCTAAGAAAATTAGAGAGCGTTATGAGGGTATGTATTCAGGTGTTTTCTACCGCCGTTATATTCTCGGTTTGTGGGTAAAAGCTGAAGGGCTTGTTTACCCTATGTTTGACCGCAGCGCACATATCACACACAGCATACCGCAATACAGCCCCCGACACCGTTATTACGTGGCGGTGGACTACGGTACTGTAAACCCCTTTGCTGCCGGACTGTATGACTACAGCCCGTCAGAACAAAAGGCGGTTATGATAAGAGAGCTTTACTACAAAGGCGGCAGCACTAACCGTGTTGACAATGAGGCTTACTATAAGATGCTTAGTGAGCTTATCGGGGACTACCCGATAGAGTATATAATCATTGATCCTTCGGCAAGCTCAATGATTGAAACAATACAAAAGTACGGCAAATTTGCCGTAGTTAAAGCCGATAATGACGTACTTAACGGCATACAGGACGTAACAAAATTCCTTAATGCCGGTGTTCTCTACTTTCATAAGAGCTGTAAAAGCACCTTTGAGGAGTTTGAAACCTACTCATGGGACGAAGAAAAGGAAGAGGACGCTGTTATCAAGGAAAACGATCACAGCGTGGACCAACTGCGGTACTTCTGTAGAACGGCGTTACGAAATGAGCTGAAATGGATAGTATAAAGGCGGTGATGAGATGAACTTTTTTACGCGCCTGTTAAGGAGGATAAGAAATATGTTTATTTACAGCTCCGATATTGGCAGGGAGTTTGGTGTTGATCTCATAGCGTCTGACGATATGAACAACGCCCTAAAGAAATGGGACAATATCTCAACAGGCAAGCCCCCGTGGAAAAATGCGGAGGACGAAATCGACACAGTAAATATGGCAAAGCACATATCAGATACCCGTGCAAAGCTCACTACTCTTGATATTGGCATTGCTATCTCCGGCTCTCCCAGAGCTGAGTTTTTACAGACGCTTGCGGATGACCTGCTCAAGCGCCTGCCTGATAAGGTTGCTGAGGCTGACAGGCTCGGCGGCATTATGATTAAATGGAACGGCAAGACGTGGGACTTTGTGCTTCCCGGCAGCTTTGGTATCACAGCTAAGGACGATAACGGGGAGATTGTAGGTGCTATTTTTGCAGCTCATACCTCACACGGCAAAAACCACTTTACAAGGCTGGAATACCACCGCTTTGAGGGTGCAGGTGAAGCTACTGTCTATGTTGTTACCAACAAAGCCTTTAAGAATCAAATTGAGGGCGGTAAAAGTGTACTCGGTGCGCCGGTAGCTCTCCAGAGTGTACCTGCGTGGGCAGATATGCAGGATGAGGTTAGAATTGCTAACCTTGAAAAGCCCCTATTTGGTTATTATCGTGTACCCGGTGCAAACACCATTGATCCTACCTCTCCTCTCGGTTTATCCGTCTTTGCAAACGCTCTTACAGAGCTGAAAGCTATTGACATAGGTATCAGCCGTAAAAACATGGAGATTGAGGACAGCAAGCACATTACCTTTGTAGGTCAGACCGTTATCCAAAATGCTACCAACAGAGGTATAAAATTGCCCCGTTTTGTTATGGGCTTGGGTATGGGTATCAATGACGGCGAAACTACCGCCGTACACGAACACGCCCCCACCATTCAGACGGACGCACGTATCAAGGATATAAACTTCAACCTCTCTATGGCTGGCGTGAAATGCGGCTTTAGTGAGGGCGTCTTTGTTATGGACGGTCAAACAGGTATGATAACCGCTACTCAGGTTGAGTCTGATGACCGTGATACCATACAGACCATTAAAGCGGATCGTGATGCCCTCAGTGATGCACTTGAGCAGGCATTTTACGGCGCTGACGCAATGGCTACTCTGCTTAACCTTGCACCCCTCGGTGAGTATAAAATCAACTACAATTTTGGTGATATTACATACAGCTATGAGGAGGATAAGGCAGCGTGGAGAGCTTATGCAATGCAGGGCTGGATTCCTAAGTGGCTGTACTTTGTCAAGTTTGAGGGTATGAGTGAGGATGAGGCTAAGGCTCTTACTGCTGAGGCTCAGGAGGCTAATATGGAAGCCGGTTTATTTGGCGGCGGACCTATCAGCTCTACCTCTCCTAAAAAGCCCCCTGCAAAGGATGACAAGGGCAAGGATGACAAGGGCAAGGATGATAAGGGTAAAGACGGCAAGGGCGACAAAAAGAAGGACGAAAAAGACGATAAGAAAAAGTAAGGAGGTACTGAGCTATGCTTACACCTCAGGAGCTTTTAGAGATCGTTGACACCCTGCACCCTCAGCTTGATACCCTAAATCAGTGGATCACTGCTGACCTTATAAGCCGTCTTATGGCAAGGCTTGGGCGCGGTGAGGAGTTTTTATTGACCGGCACGGATCAGTGGCAGCTTGAGGTGTATAAATCCGCAGGCGGACACTATGAGGCTCTGGAACGGGAGATAAAACGCTTTACCAAAAAGACAGATGCAGAGGTTAAGGCTATATTTGAGGACGCAGGTATCAGGGCTTGGGCTGCTGATGATGCGTTTTATGTGGCACACGGCCTTGAGTCTGTACCCCTTGCACAGTCTGAGTATATGATACGGCTGCTGACTGATACATACCAACGCACAAACGGAGAAATCCACAATTTCACCCGTACCACTGCAAAGGCAAGTCAACAGCAGCTTATCAACGTCCTTGATACTGCACACTTTAAGGTTATGAGTGGCGCACAGTCTTACACTCAAGCGGTTAAAGATGCAGTAAATGACATAATCAGCAATCAGGCAAAAGTCCACTATCCCACAGGCCACGTAGACACCATAGAAACCGCTGTACTTCGTGCTGTGCGTACAGGCGTAGGACAGGCAAGCGGTAATATGGCTATGCAGGGTATGATTGAGAGGGATTGGGACTTAATACGCACGTCCGCACATATCGGCGCTCGATACGGGGACGGCGGAGAAAACCCCTCTAACCACTTTTGGTGGCAAGGTAAGCTGTTTTCCCGTACCGGCAAAACACCGGGCTATCTTCTCTTTGAGGAGGCTACGGGCTATGGTACAGGTGAGGGCTTATGTGGCTGGAACTGTAGACACTCTTTCGGTCCGGGTGATCCCGACCATAACCCCTATGCTGATTTTGATGCAGAGGAAAACAAAAAGGTGTATGACCTCTCACAGCAACAGCGTAAAGCTGAAGCCCGTATCAGACAGCAGAAATTAAAGGTACTCGGTTTGCGTGAGGCTGTAGATGCTGCTGAGGACACGGCGGTTAAAGCTACACTGCAAGACGAATACAACAAAGCAGCCCTCAAGCTCCAGCGATATAATCAAGCCTATAACAGCTTTTGTGAGGATAACAACCTCCACAAGCTCAATGACCGTATCACTGTTGCAAAGTGGACGCGCTCAGAGGCGGCAAAAGCTACGGCTGCCGCACGAAAAGCACAGCAATAATCAAAAATAACAACAGAGCTTCTAAAGCTGCCTGCAAGGCGGTTTTGGAGGCTCTGTTTTATATGCCCCTCGCAGTTTAGCCGGTGCGACTCCGGCAAGGGGTACAAAATTAGACTATGCACGGTCTTAATAATGTGCAGACGGAGGGACACGGCTACGTCCTAAAAAGCCTATCCGTTAAATAGGAGGTAACTCTATGAAAACCGAAGAATTGACCGCTATTGGCTTGACTGAAGAGCAGGCTACTCAGGTCCTTGCTATGAACGGCAAGGATATTGAGAAGCACAAAAAGCAGATCACCACTGTTGAGGGTGAGCGCGACGCTTTTAAGGCTCAGCTCGATACGGCCAACGAAACCCTGAAAAAGTTTGAGGGCATTGATCCTCAGCAGATTCAGACCGAACTCCAGACCTACAAGACCAAAGCTGAGGAAGCGGAGAAGAAATATACCCGTGAAATGACTCAGCGCGATCAGAGGGACTGGATTGGTAAAAAGCTGGATGAGTACGGCGTTACTTCGCCCTATGCGCGCAGGCAGCTCACCTCTGACATTATGGCAGAGGATAGCGGCTTATCTTGGAAGGACGGAGCTTACTTTGGCTTTGACGATTTTATGAAATCGGCAAAGGAAAAGGATAACGGCCTGTATCAGACAGCCGAAGAAAAAGCAGAGGCCGAAAAAGCCGCTGCACAAAAGGCGAAAGCTCCCACTTTCACAGGTCCTACTGGCGATCCTGCCGGTGGCGGTGATAAGAAGTTTACGCCTCCCAAAGTATTCTAAAAATCAATTTTGAAAAGGAAGGTAATTCACTATGGCAAGAATCCAGTCTTTAGCTATCTTGGCCGCTGAAGGCGAAGGTAAGGAATACCTTGCTGAGCTTTACGGCAAGGTTATTGAGGGAGTTATGAAATCCCTCGCATCTGCTGGCATGAAGAACGCAGACCTCTCCGGCGATCCCACTTCCGGCTCTGTAGAGGCTAAGCGTTTTGTAAATGCTACTGCTCAGGAGTACGGCACTGCCCGTGCTGCCGGCGCTGGCAACAAGGTTAAGGCTAAGCCCGTAACCGTTGCTATCAAGAACGATAAGGAAATCGTTGAGGAGATCGAAGAGAAGGACACCCGTTTGTACGGCGTTGACGGCTTGCTTGACCGCCGTTCTGCAAACCACGTTATCCGCATGGCTTCCAACCTCGACAGGGACTTCTTTGACGTTGCGTATGATAACGCCGTTCAGGTTGAAATCCCCACCGGCGCATCCATTGAGGATGAGTTGGAAACGATCATTCAGGAGTGCGAAAACACCTCTAACGATTTTGTTGACGGTGTTCCCCGTGCTATGATGCACCTCGTTCTCAACACTGCCTACTACGGCAAGGTCCGTAACAACCTCGACAAGCAGGTACGCTCCAATGTTGATACCGGCTCTGAGGAATTTTACGCATGGCACGGCGTTGAGTGCAAGTCCAGCACCCACCTGCCTGACGGCTGCCGCTACATTCTCATGGTGGACGGCGCGGTTGCTCAGCCTGTTATGGCTAACCAGTACACCGCTGAGAAGATCCCCATGTCTGAGGCATACGCAGTATCTCTCTTCTACCACTACGGCACTGAGGCTGTTACCCCTGACCTCATTTTCACCGGCGTAGAAGCATCTGCGTAATTCAATCTATCAAGGAGGACAGTAAACTATGAAAAAGTTTATTAACGTTAAGACCGGCAATGTGGTAAGAGCAAAGAACGCTGCCACTGTTGCCCTTATGGAGAAATCCAGCGGTTACAAGGAAGTAACCGGCAAGACTGCTAAATCCGGCAAGGAAAAGCAGACCAACGCCGCAGGTGGCAACCCTGACAACGGCAACGCTCAGTAAGGAGGGCTGACCTATGGCAATGTATGCAGACCACGCTTTTTATAAAGACGGCTTCTTCGGTGATGCCTTAACAGCGGAAAACGCTAACAAGTGGCTGAGCCTTGCAAGTGATGAGATTGACACTCTCACTTTTGGCAGGCTTACTTTTGCTTTTCCTACTGTGGAGGCTCACGTGGAAAAAGTCAAAAAGGCTGTGTGTGCCATTGCCGAAGCCCTGTATTACGTTGACCTACAGCGTAAGGCTGCTATGGCTCAAAAGGCTCAGGACGGCTCATACAGAGGCGCTATTGCCTCTGTTTCCTCCGGCAGAGAATCTATCTCTTATGCAGGAAACAACGCCTCTGCCTCCGTCTATGCCGTAGCAGCTACAAGTGCCGTTGAACAAGGCAAGCTCATAGGCAGTATTGCCGTTAAGTATCTGGCTAACATACCTGATGCAAACGGTATCAATCTGCTTTATGCCGGGGAGGTGCGCCATGTACCAAAACACAATCACACTGTTTAACTTCCACGAAGCAACAGGGCTTTGGTATCCCTCCGTTTTTACCGGCGTTGACTTAGGAGTGAATAACTCCAGCAGGTCAACAAAAGACGGCAAAAATAACGGTGATGCCGTGAGCGTCATTATCCACTGCACAGCGGATAAGAAGTTTACCACGGCAGACGGCACAGAGAAAAGCTACACAGGCGCTAAGGCGTATGCTAAATGTGAAAATCCTACCGCCTGTATCACTTTCAAGCCTGAGTGCGATTTTATTTATGAGGGTGTATGGCCTGACTCAGAGCCTCTTAGAGAGGAGGATTATGAGTCAGGACTTTATCACGCTCTGAATGATAAGTATGACGGCGTTTATATGATAAGCTCTGCGGCATATTACGGCTTGCTACCTCACTTTGAGATCGGGGGTAGATAAGCGTGTCTGAAATGCAACACTTTCCTAATATCTCCTATGTGGGAGCTAATTTTAGGATAAATGTCAGCCTCGACAGATTCTCACAGCAATTCGCTGACGCTCAACAGTGGCTCGGTGATAGAGTGCTTGAGGATAGCAAGGCGTATATGCCACACCTTACAGGAGGACTACAGCAGCGCTCTCATACAGAGGACGGCGGTAAAAAGGTCATATTTCCCGGACCTTATGGCCGTTTTCAGTACGGGGGTAAAGTTATGGTTGATCCCGTTACAGGCAGTCCGTGGGCGCGAAAAGGCGCTAAAAAAGTGCTTACGGACAGACCTTTGAAATATTCAAATCCGCAGGCTACCGACCACTGGTTTGATACCGCTAAGGCACAACACGGTGAGTATTGGATAGCAGGCGTAAAGCAAAGGGCAGGTGGTGGATAAATGGCAACACAGAAAATGGTTGATATAGACGGTGCAGAAGCCGTGAGTAAAGTGCTGCTGGCACTGCTTAATACCTTTCCCGGTTTGGAGAATGGTAAAAAGGTGCAGTTTTCTACACTGTCTGAAACTTCAGGCATAGGCTTTTACCCTACGTCTGGCTCAGCTCTGTTATCTGATAAAGAGGATATAACAGGCCATGTAACACAGGTCTGTATGTACCCCTTCAGCATCATATACAGGGCTGCACCAAAAACCGATTTGCAGAAGATCCGCATTAAGGAGTTTTTGGACGCCCTCGGTAAGTGGTTAGAGCTTCAGCCTGTAGTTATCAACGAAAAAACCCACAAATTGACTAAATACCCTGTTATCAATATTGGTAACAGGGTAATTAAGTCTATCAGCCGCACAAATCCTGCACACCTTAACGCCACCTATGATGACGGCGTTGAGGACTGGATTATATCGGCTACTCTCAAGTATGAGAATGAATACGATAAGTAAAACAAGGAGTGAAATGCTATGGCTAAAGTTGAACGCAAGTATTTAGCACATTACATTGACTCCAGCTTCGGCGGTGAAACTCCCTCCTATGTACGCCTCGGTGCTGACCTTGAGGAATACATTGAGGAGCTTAGCCCTGATGTTGAGGTCAAGAAGAACATTATCGGTGAGCAACGTGTCAATCACAACGGCTACGAAGTGCAGTCTGAGGTTGATCCGTTCTATGCCGATTATGACGATCCGCTTTTTGAACAGCTCTCCAAAATCGCTATGGAGCGCCTTACCGGTGAGGACTGCATGACTACTAAGGTTGACGTCCTTCTGGCTGAGGACGGCACTGTGGTTTGGGCTTACCGTGAGAGAGTTGCGGTTGTTCCTAACTCTATCGGCGGCGATACCTCCGGCGTACAGATTCCTTTTTCTGTTTACAATGCCGGTGAGCGCGTCAAGGGTACTTGGGACGCTAAGACCAAAACCTTTACCCCTGAGGAAACTCCTGCGGCGTAAAGCTAACAAAGGGCGAATGACAAACAAGGCAGCCCTGAAATCTTTATCAGGGCTGCCTTTATTTTTTTTATCTGGAGGTAATCTGTTATGGCAGAAGAAATCAAAAACAATCAAAACTTTACCGGCATTGTTGTAGATGACGGTAGTGTCAGAGAGTCTATCCGCAATAAGCACGGAGAAGAAATCGGCGT